ATTAACACTTTGACCAGCTTGAACTTCTAAATCACCTGTTGATATTTGTCGATCAGTTGAAGACCAACCAAAAGCATCTAAGAGTCTTGATATTCTTGCAGAGGATAATTCTTGGATATCGTTATAACCTAAGCGAGTTGATTCTCCTAAATTAGAAAATCCACTTGAACCAAGTTTCCAACCCCTTGCCCCAATAGTGTTCAGATTAAATATTTTAAAAGCATCTACACAGCTGACACGAACAGAAGAGTCTGCACCTTGTCCACCAAATGATTCTGGATAAGCTGTGATGAATCCTCTGAATAATACTCTTGTTGATCCATCATATTCAGCTGAGATCTTGATCTGCCTAAAAGGACTGATCTTTCCATAATATGGTGAACTTGTATTCAGTGGATTAAACCGATCATCTGCATTGTTTAACAATACTGATGCAGTTCCAGTCTGATAATCAGCAAGATCGTGCTGTCTTCCTCTATCAATACTAAATTCTCTTATATAAGCAGAGACATCTGAGAAAGTCTGTGAAGTAGCAAAGGGATCTGAATCAAAAGCAATTTCAACAGTGAGATCAACATCAGAGTTGAAAGCAACACTCATATCAGAACTCTTTTTCCTTGCTTCTGCAACTGAATAATTGCATCTTGTGTCACAGTCTCAAACTTCTCTGATCCTATGTTTAAAGTTGTGAAAATCTTAATTGGTTGAGGAGTAGATCCACCAGATCCACTAGATCCACCAGATCCAGATCCAACACTTCCAGATTCAGATGAATTGCTTTCTGCAAAGGTAGGAGCTGAGGAAACTTCACTTGATCCACTGCTTGATCCACTATCTGGAGCAGTGAAAGAATCTGCTGTCAGTCCAGCATTAGCGAATGCCTGTTCAATTTCAGCTATCTTTCTGCCTGTTACTAAGGCGATCTCTTCTAATGTTCTTTTAAAGGTTTCACCCTCAAATGATCCAAATGCTTTTTCAAGTTCTTTAATTGCAAGAGCTTCAGTGAGTATGTTTTCAGCACTGATCTTTGTAGCTTCAGCAAGATCTTTCTTAGCTTGGATCTGATCTTCTCTAGCTTGTTTTTGATCTTCAATAGCTTGAGTCAATTCCTCTTCAGCTTCTTCAACAGATCTAACTGCATCGAAATAAGCATCAGATTGAGCAGTTGCTTCTTTTTCTAACTCGATAAGTTCCTCTTTAGCGAGGATCAGTTCAAGTTCTTTCTCTCTTGATCCATCTTGAGCTTCAGTTAGCTCCTCGATAGATTTCTTTAATTGTATAATTGCCAACTCTTCTTGAGCTGTGACATCAGTTCCATCAGCTTGAAGCTGTGTGACTTTGTCCTGTGACTGTGCAAGAATTTGCTGTGCTTTAGCAACTTGAATGTTTGATTCCTCAAGTTCGCCAGTTGCTTCATCCAGTCGTTCTTGTTCTCTCTTGCCTCGCTCTTGCAAACCAGTGAGAGTCTTAATAGAAGAGAGAGCTTTGTTTATTGATCCAGTGTATTTTTGAAACTCTACTGCACCAAACACAATTTCCTCAGTGTGTTCTTCAACTGCTTCAGTAGATTCTCGCATTTCCTGTGTGAACCTGAATTGAGCCATCTGTGTCTTATTTAAGACAACTTCAGTCTTAGTGTATTTCTTGATCATATCTTCTCTAGATCTGACAGCTCTTTTTTCCTCAGCGTTTGCTTCTCTTATGCTCTCGGCATAATTATTAACTGCATCCATCAATCCACCTTGAGCTTTGTCTAGCTCTCCAAAGATTGCACTAAGAATCTTTGAATTAGAGATCATCTCTATAAACTTTCCAATGAAATGTCCCATTATGGTGATGCCATCTTTCATAAACTGAAAGGACTTCTTCAACCTACTGGTTATCTCTTCACCAAATTGTTCGTTGAACTCTTTGACTTTTTCAACACCATTAGCAAAAGCTTTAGCCATTCTCGGCAAAACATCTGAAGCCATTTCTGAAATCAGTGGAAGCACAGCGTTGACACTTGGCATCAACGATTCGCCCATAAGAGTTGCAGTCTCTCTGAGTTCAGCTTTTAATCTTCTCTGAGTGTTTGCAAAACCCTCTGAGGTATTATCTAGATCACCAATAGCATCTGATGATCTCTCTTGAATAAGAGTCAAAGTCGCTGTTGCACGATCCATTGCTGTTAATTCAGAGACAGCATTCTTGTTAGTCATTGTCAAAGCTTTTTGATCAAGCTCTGTCTGATTAATAACAATACCGAGTTGCTTCAAGCCCTCTCGTTCACCTGTTAAAGATTTAGTGATACGATCAAGGACATCTGATGGATCTATATTTCTAAGAGATCCAATGTCACCAGAAAGAACTGCGACTTGTTTAGAGAACTCAGCTGATGCCTCAGCACTTGCTCCCATACCATTAACAACGCCACCAGTGAATGAAAGTAGTTGTTGCAGTTCAGCTGTTGTGAAACCTGCTTTTGTGGAGAACTCATCAACGAATTGATTAAGACCTTGAGTTGCTTCTTTAAATGTGACACCGAATGCGTTTGCACTCTCTTCACTATCAGAAGCAAGTTGAACCATTTTATTTGATACAACGCCAACTGATCCTGCCATTGCACCAGCTAAGAGACCGACTTTCGCCATCCCTTTGCCTAGAGTCTTAAGACCACCACTTGCTCTCTGACCTACTGATCCAATTTTATCAAACTGCCTAATTGCTCTTTTTTGTCCAGCTTCTAATGGAGCTGTGTCTAAGGCAATAGCGACATTAATTTGACTGTTCTTAGCCATTTTTATTCCTTATAAATTCATCGAGTTGTTCAAGGTATTCATTGATCTCTCCCATAGTGAGCAAATCAAATTCCCAAGGTCGTATTCCAAAAAAGTGACTGAGAGCTGGAAGATGCTTCCGATAAGCTCTCCTTAGTCTTTTGGGATTTCTTGATCCAGTTCCTCTTGTGTTTTAACTGATTCAATGGTCAACTGTGCCAAGATGTCTTCATATTTGACTGTCTTGTCTTCTCTTTTTGCAAAGATCAGCACAATAGATGCAAGAGCTTCGAAGTCCATCATTGATGTCTGTCCGATTGCTTCCATTGAATTTAGACCAGTGATCTTCTTGATCTCTCGCCATTCGATCCCAGTTATATCTGAATAATCCAAAAGATATTGTTTATCTTTGATCACGATAACTGGAAGATTGTTGTCCTCATCTGCCATTTATTCTCCTCTTAGCTTTTTCCCATTAATTTTCTTGAAGATCCAGTTGCAGAAGCTTTGCCATATAGAGCGATAACAAGTTTGTTAAGTCTTCTGACATAATCTCTCTGCATTTCTGGAAGTCGATCTCTCACAGATGGGAAGATGAAATATCCTTTTTTCTTCTGTGGTTTATAGAGTTGGCGACCTCTTCTGAAAGCTCCTCCATAGGGATTAAATCCACCGAACTCTTGGAGTCGTGCATAGGTTTGTCGTTTTCCATAACCTACTTTGAACGATGCTCCTTGTTTGGTTTTCATTGCTCTAACTGATGCAACTAATTTTCCAGAGTCCTTTGGTAGAACTTTCCTAACATCTTTGGCAACATTCTCGCCAAATTGATAGTTAAATTGTTTATAAATTTTCACAGCATCAGATCCGAGAAGCTCGATCAATCTCTTCTGGTTGGCAATATCCACACCAGAGACTTCGATTAGAGTTCCCAGACCTTTTGCAGTTCGTTTAAGTCTTCTTCTTTGTGAGACCATTTTTAGTGTTAGACAGTTCCTCTAGTCACTGCACCACTAACGATTAATGAAAAGCTGATTGATACTAGATCAGTCGCACTTGAATCAATTGTGTAGTTTGTGACTAAGGCGTTCCCTGTGTATTTCGGTTGGGAACTGGCATTGTTTGGTCGATACTCGAAAGCTACTACTGAGCCATCGAAGAGACCTGCCATCACACCATCAGCAGTCGCATCAAAACTTGCACTTCCAGAAATGCTAAGTCCCTCTATTCCAACTACAAAAGAAGCTTGATCTGAACCAAACGATGTAGTCTCTAAGGTGTTAACATCTCGAGATAATGAGAGTTGATTGACATAACTTGATATGTCTGTTCCATCTACGCTAAAAAAAGAATCTTTTCCAGAGTTGAAAGCCATTATTTTTCTCCTAAATTAAATTAATTAATTACTTTAAATTGTGGGCATAACCAACTGAAAAGCGAACATAACGATTCACTGTGTTTGTGGTTGCTATTCTCTCAGAGGTTGTCCCTGTGATTGCAGTGAAAGAAAAACCAGAGACATCTGCAAAAGATGAGTTGTCTGCTGATGATTGAATTTTCACTGATATGTTTGCAGAGCTGTTAGCTGTGCAATGTAGAAATGCTTGTCCACCTAATGATGAACTAGCACCGAAGTCAACAGCTGTCGTGGTAGCTGTTGCACTTGTATTGGTTAAAGCATATAAGCTTTTTCCATTTCCAAAGTTATCACCAGTGAATGAAGCAGAGACACCGACAGCATCTCCAACATTCGAATCAATGGTATAGTTTTGAATCTTTGAATTTAATAAGACAACTTTATTCCCAGCAGTGTCGCCACCTTGATAAATTGAGAGGGGAGTTGCAGTTGCAGATCCAATGACAGCTTGAAGCTCCTCATCGACTGCATCTGATCCACCATCATAAAATCCAGTTAAGGAAGCTGATGCTGATTCGATTGATCCTATATAAGAAGCTTGATCTGATCCAAAAGTTGTAGTTTCATTGACTGCTTGTTCTCTTGAAAAACTTGCATCACTAAAATAACTTGTTAGATCGTGGATTCCAAATAAGATCTTGTTGTCTTTTCCTGCGATAAATGTAGGCATATTATTCCTCTTCTAGTTTCTTTGCTTTGTCTTCTGGCAAGACAAGTCCTTGCAAGACCATCCACCTAGGGACTTGCACATCAACTGAATCACCAGCTTTAAATTCTTTTTTCTTGATTTCACAATCAACGATTGCAATATAATTTGTTTTTTTTGTCATATCTACTCCGATAGTGTTGCTTGAGCTTCTAAGTCCATCTCGATGAGACATACTCTGCCCTCATCAGATAAAGTGTTTTCAATCTGCATATTTGAGATTCTTGAGACAATCACAGCTCCATTAATGGTTGTATCATCGTTTAATTGGTCAATCACTTCATTAGCTAGTGCTAGAGATCTGCTTTCTGTGGTGGAGGCAACAGAGTCTCCAGCTCCAGCTCGAAG